CTGTGAGCCATACATCACCCCGGAGCAGTTCCGGTTTATTCAGGAGACCTGTTCTTCCCGCACCTTTCATTCGTCCAACGAGCGATATATTTTCAGTCAGCTTATGAAATGTCCCTACTGCGGCGCTACCATGACCGGATTTGTGAAAAAACATAAATGCAATGATGGGACCATATCCCGGTATAAGCGTTACCGCTGTTCCCGGAAATTTGACAGACACAAGGAAGGAATCTGTATTACCGAATCCGTTATCGAAGATTATTTGATCCATCATATATCGGCGGAATTGAATCAGAAAATATATCAGATTAAATCAGGCAGTACAGCCCGGAAAGAAACGGATCAGACGCCCCGCATCCGTGCGGAAATGGACCGGCTGAATAATATATACATGAAGGGGCGCATATCAGAGCAGGAGTACGACCGTCAATATGAACTTCTGGAAAGTCGGCTGAAAAAAGAAGTGCAGAAGCGCACCGAAAGAGTTGAAGATTACGAGCATATTCTGAAAGCTTTTTCCGTTAACTGGCTGGATATCTACCAGGCGCTTGATGCGGAACATAAAAACGCTTTCTGGAAAAAGGTTCTTAAAGAGATCGTATTAAGTAAGGACACCCACAAAGTGGATCATGTTTGCTTTTTGCCTTATGGGTGTAGTAATTAATTATACTCCGTTGAAAATGATATTTTACCGCACCCATATTTCTGAACGGTGAAAAAGAAAAGGCTGACTAAATAGCCAGCCGACACACACAAAGGGAGGGCGGACTTGTCACCGCTCCTCACATATAAAATATAACACAACACACTACCCCGGAGCAATGGCTCCGGGGTAAATTATTACAGATTTACTTTTCCGTCTTTGACAGATACAGTGACATTCATTTCTCCGGTATAATCAAAATCGACTTTCCCGTTATCGATATACCACACGCCATTCTTATTCTCGGCAATTCCGTCGTAATCAAAATCGACCATGCCGTTCTTTACGTACCACCAGCCGTTTTTATTCTTCTCTACAGTGGTCCTGAAAGTTACCTTGCCGCCCTCAACAAGCCACCAGCCTGTTGTTCCTTTAACAGTGCCCTTGATGATATCGGTCAGATCAAAGTCCACTTTACCATCTTTCAGATACCACCAACCGTTCTGGTTTTCGGCAAAACCGGTAAAATCAAAGTTGACCTTGCCGTTTTCGATCCGCCACCAGCCGTTGTCGTTTTTCGCGATTCCGGTATAGCTGAAATCAACCTTACCGTTTTTCACGTAGAACCAGCCGTTTTTATTCTTCGCGACTGTGGTGACATTTGTCGCGATATTTCCATTTTTGTAGTAATACCAGTTCCCGTCTGCAGCTTTCGTATCAGAAAGACCGTTTTTGGCGGAAGATACTGTTTTGCCCGTAATCCCTTTGTATATCGCTGCCGCACACTTTTCGGCATTCCAGACTTTCGCATCATCTTTGTCATCAACAAAACAGCATTCAATAAGAATCGCTTTTGACTTCGTATTCCTCAGCACATACAGGCCTGTGCTGTATTTTACTCCGCGATTGTGATATCCAAATTCTTTTGCAATAGCGTCCGCAATCTTTTTGGCAACATCTTTTGTTTTGCTGTCGTAGCAGAATACTTCGACACCGCCCGTGCTGCCGTCTCCCTTTGAATCGTTGCGGCCGGCGTTAAGATGAATAGATATATCAAGGTCTACGGAATGCTTATTACACTTAGCGACAATGTTGGCCAGATTTGCTCCTGATGTCCGACCGGAATCATCTGTGCAATCGTACACAGTATGCCCTGCACTCTTAAGCAGCGAAATCAGCTTATTTTTCACCTTTCTGTCTTCTGTTACCTCGTTCAGTATGCCTGCTGCACCCGGAACAATACTGTTATGTCCACCATGTACATTGTATTTAGCCATTCTGTTCAGCCTCCCATTCATCAGCAATCCTCTTTGCTTCTGCAATTTCTTCCGCTGTTGGTTCTACGTCCATATCCAGTTCATAGCCTTCTTTTTCTATAACTTTTTCATCTGACATGTTATTCTCCTTTCTGTTGCGACGTCGCAACACACAAGCAGGACGGTTGCCCGTCCTTTGATCTACTCTGCTTTCTGTGCCTGCTTAATAAGCTGATTCACGTAAGTACTTAATCCGGCCACTAATATTCCCTGCACAATCGCTGTAAAAATAGCCATTGCAATATTCTGCCCGGAATCAAGCGGGCAGGTGGCAACCACCCAGACGGCGCAGATCACAATACCGGCTGCCCCCAGAATAATCGGAATGTACTTATCCGGTATAGCCTGAGCCTTTTTCAGACCGACTCCCACAAAATACAGTACTGCTGCTACGATAACCAATTCCGGTTTTACATAATTCATAATCTGTTCCATAGTCATTCCTCCATATCATGCGCCTGTTTGTTCAGGTGCTTTTCAATCTTATTTATTGCTTCTGTTACAGGACCGTTGCAGCCCTGCTCCTTCAGTCCTTTCAGGCAGGCGAGAAGCCCGTAGGTGATCAGGCACTGTTCTTCGTTAATCTTCCGGATGTCCTCTTCATGGGTTTTGCGAATCTTTTCGGTCTTCTTCTCAAGCTCTTCCGGTTTTTTAAAGAACTTATATGCTGCGATCAGCACTCCTCCGATCACTCCCAGCGCTCCGATCAAACTGCCTGCCGTAATAATTGTCCCTATGCTTATGTACACGGGTTCTACCTCCATACCTATTCTATGCATAAAAATAAGACCGGTTCACGGTCTGTCTCGGATTGCCATATTTTCACCTCGCCTCTATGCGTCTTCCCATGCTTGCGAATGTTCTTCCGGACTGAAATTGGTATCCTGCACACATTTCTTTACAGCACCATCCGTCCAAATCATGTATTCCCCAGCCTTGTACATATCATGTGCTCCGGTCGGTGCTTCCCACGGCAGAGCGTATTCTTTCGTCCGGCTGTGCCACGGTTTCCAAAGACTCGAAGCATCAATCGTCCAGTCCTGCTGTACAGAGCCGTCATAAGCCGTCATGCATTCCTTCGGATTTCCGGTCGTGGGATGAAGTCTTACATCACCGACCGAGTATGAATGATTTTGTTCATACACCGGGAACAGTCCCTTGCACGCAATGCCTTCTGTCTTATCATCCATTTCTGAAATTTCAGCCATGAGCTTTGTTCTTGCGTATCGGATTACACTTTCCAATGCTTCGTTCATCATGTTGTTAATCTCCTTTCAATTGCCGCTTTCAATTCCCGCACTTCTGCAAGTGCCTGTGCGCCCGGATCGTCTAACTGCGGTGTATATGCGTAATTCAGATACGCTTCCGGGTTATCTTCGATGTCCGCCAGTGGCAGAACATCCACCGGTCCAATGATCTCGTTGTAATCATACTCAAAATAGGATTCCGTGGTTGTTCCCTCTCCCACGTCCGGGTATGGTTCTGTGCCCTGCGTCTCGTTGGCGCAGATATACACATAAGCTGTGCCATCTTTTTTGATCACTTTAACCGGAGGTTGCTGTGATGTAAATCTTGCTCTCATTTTTCATCAACTCCTTGCATCTTTGTAATATTTCCGCTGTCTTCAGTTTCTTTTGCATTCGTTTGCTGTTTGTATGTTTCAGATATCCGTTATACGACAGGCATTTCCTTGCTAATACTTCCGTCAGACACCTACTCGCCCGGCGGAAGGCACGTCGGACACGGAGATATGTCCTTCCCCTGATCTCTGTGTGAGTACGGTATATCTTATACCCAAGCATATCGATGTTGTTTCCATCGATTTGCTTGACCTGATAGTTTGGCTTGATCTGCAGACCCATCTCTGACGCTTTCTGCACCGTGAGATTTACTGCTTTTTCAAGATCTCGTTTCCGCTGTCCTATCAGCAGAATATCGTCCATGTATATCAGGCAGTGACGGACCAGATTAACTCTCTTGCTCCCTCTCTTGCCTTTTCTTGTCCGGTACATGTTCTCTTTGATCTCGTGATACAGGATACTCATGTAGAGGTTGCATAGATACTGGCTTAGATAAGATCCAATACTCAGCCCGCGCTCAAAGCTTCCAAGCATAGTCTCAATCAGGTGTAATAATGGTTCATTTTTAACACGTCTTCTCAGGAACTCCATCATTTTGCCGTGGTCAATGCTTTCAAAACACTTCCGCACATCCAATTTTACGAAATACCGCATATCTCGGTTCCTGATCCAACGAGAAATTACTTCTTTCCCCTTTGTAGTGCCGCGTCCTTTGATTGATGCATACTGATATTCCCCAATCCGTTTCAGCACCGGTTTCAGTGCTTCAACTGCAATATAATCATATAGCTGCTGTTTGATGTTCTGGATTCCGATTCTTCTCACCTTTCCGCTTGATCCGTCTATCTTTTCCCTGTACCAAATTTGTGGGAATGACATGTTCCCTCCAATGATTTCGGCCTGAATTTCCGAGATAGCAATCTCCGTGAATGGATACATAGCTGATTTCCCGTATCTATAATAGATGCACCTTATGTATTCCTGCTTTATGCCGGATACCTGTGATAGATATTTCACTACATCATTACGCTTGTATTTTTTATTAAGACAGGCGTATACTGCCTTGCTTATAAGACCTCTGTCCGTTATGTCAACGTCCTTGCATAATTTTTTCATCGATTATAAATAAGAGGGTTTTCGGTTTTCTACTAACCCCGACGCATAACTCCATATACGTCCCCGAATTCTCGGGCTGGCCTTTCTAACTTATTTTAGGATTGCTCCAAAGAGCCTTTCGGCTACACCTTCAGGTGCGAAACACGATGCAATATAATAGATTATTTTTATAATACCAGGCGGCGTAGTTCCAGTTCTCGTTCCCGAGCCTGTTCCTGCAATTCAAGTAAGCTGAACCGGCGTTCGTGCCGTTCCTGAGGTTCCCGCCTTTGCACCGTGAGCCCTTATATATAGAGGGGAGACCCCCTCTTCCCCTTCGGGGAATTCACCCCCGAAGGCCATTTTAATCGCAGGCGGCGAAGTCCCAGTACCCGCGCCCGAGCCCGTACCCGCAATACAAGAAAGACGAACCGGCGCTCGAGCCGCTCCCGAGGAACCCGCCCTGCAAATATTCTCGCGTTCCAGAAGTAGCGCCAGACCCACCCGCGTAAACTCGGTCTCCATATCCCTGCGATGATCCTGATCCTTCCGCCGACGGATACCACGATCCCGTATCTACGTCAAATCCGCAGTCCCCAATCCACCAGTCTGCATTGTTTCCGGATTCCGCTGCGGAAATCGTTCCGATATGTTCATATGTGCTTCGGATCGTAGCATCTGACGATGAGTGCGCCACACCTTTCGGTGCTACGAGGACGTGCTTCGTGTAATCTGCCTGTAAATCTATAACAGTATCAGATGCAACAATGTAAGCGCCGACGGCGTATTCTCTTCCCTGAACACGATACGGATACTTTCCATTTGTATTGCTTCCCGGAGACCCGTCGTGCCGTCCTTTTACGCTGTCCGTGGCTCCAGACCGCCAGTGCATTGTTGACAGGATAATCGGAGCTGAAAAGCTCTCACTGTATACGTGCGGCATGGTATTGAATGCATCCTCTTCCGGGACATCCAGATATACCGCCTTATTATTTTCATCCAGATCCTCTATGCTCAGCACTTTCACGCTGTCCGCATAGGCATGGACGGAATCATAACTTCTGTCGTTGCTGATCGTGCTCCCGGTGCTGTACCCGTACCCAACAGATACATATCCTCCAACGACAATGCTATTTGCCTGTGCATTTGTGACCGGGAAGTAGGTGTTCGCTTCCTCAGACTGCACTGCAGCCTCATACTGAAAACTATACAATGTGCATCCGGCATAGAGCGCCTGGGAACTTTTTGTCGCTCCTTTGATAATGTTGAATATGATCTGGAAGGTATTACGGACCGCTCCAGCTCCCCAGTATCCCTCGCCTTTAGCCTGATAGTTCGTGATCATGTTGTTATGGGATTGCTTTCTTTCCGGTTTCAGTCCAGGCTGGGACCGGAGCTTTCCGTCTGATGCGATCCCGGATATGTACTTACTTCCAATGCACCAGGGCATTACTGTACCATCGGCCCCTACACATTCCGGCCAGGGTTTTAACCCCAGCTCCGGGTGTGGGGTGTCGGATATGGTGACCAGATCGTACTCTTCGTTTGATGTGTCCCACCGCCACCAGAACGACATCTGCATGGCACCGACATCCACAGCTCCGGTTGTCTGGTAATTATCCATCCCCTCTATCGCCGTGGGTCTGGCCGTTCCGTCTGCATCCCTGACATAATTGACATTAACCCACTCGAAGAGAGGGTTCTGCCCATTCAGATAATCGTCCCGCCCCTCTTCCGTATCCGTGGACGGTTCGAAAACTAATCCTGCATTGTCCAGCAGCTTCTCTCCTGTCGGTGTTGGGTTTGATGCGAATTTCCAGAGCTTTGTCTGGTATATTTTTCCCGTGCGCCGCATGGCGTAGTAATTCTCGATCATCTGCTCGAGGTTTCCCTGCGGGTCCACCGGGATCACCATTCCATCTGATCCGATTCCGAGGACTTTTCCAGCGTTGTCGGCTCCTTGGTCATTCTCCACCGCTCCAATATCTTCCAATGATTTCTCGCCCGAAAGCTCTACGCCGTTGATCTTTGGTTTGTTTTTCAGGGCGTTGTAGTCTGACGTTTCTCCGCCACCACCGATATTTCCGTTTGCAATTTCATCTGCAATATTAATTGCAGATCCGTCTTCTCGGATCATCCGGCCGGACATCGCGCTGAATGAATCGATATTATATGTAGATTCTGAAACTGCTTCCGCATCTCCTGCCAGCAGATCGGCTATGTTAACTACTGTTCCGTCTTCCTTGATCATTCTTCCTGATCTGGCGCTGAAATTTGATATATTAGCCATATATGCTACCCGCCTTTCTTATTCTGTCACTTCCTGCCACAGGGCTTCCGATCCCTGCGCGCCGGGTTCCCATACATTGTTATCTGCCAAGGATTCCCAGGTCTTGCCGTTGTGCGTCACCCGATCTCCAGTCATATACGGGTTTGTAGATCCCGGCTGTACCCACTCCCCAATCTCTGTGCCGTCCTGTCCAGGGAGCACCTCTGCGAAGAGTGACGGTGCTGTATCCGGTGCCCAGTCAGCCTGTGATGTATGCGCCTGCAGGGTCTTGTACAGTTTCCCGTTGTGTGTCAGATAATAGCCCTTCGGATATGACACTCCGTTCCCATCCCATGCAGGATAGATGTCTTTCACAGTAAAAGCCTGTTCATCCGGCAAGCTTTGAGCCTGGATCTGAGCAACAGCGACTGCCGCCTGAACTATAGCTGACTGCGCCTCGGGGGTCTTTTCAGGCTTGTACATTACTACGCCGTAGATTTTTCCGGTATAGATCTCTGTCCGGTAGAACGCTGCATATCCCTCGTATGTGGCGATCGTCTGACCACGCTCCTGGACGATCATCCGGGCAGTGCGGCTCGTATCAGTGAATAGCACTTTCAACTGTTCCGGAGTGGTCCCCGCAACAAGAATACGCAGGTAATCACCGTAAGGCTCTACCTGCTGGACGTTGATTTCTGTTGCGTCATTGTAAACAAGTTTCATAGAATCATCCTTTCTTTTATAATCTATAGGTTAAATACGTCTTTGTCTGAGTTAACCAATAAAATAAAAATCGTCGATATCCTGAAATGCGATATCCGATACGGGAGCGACGGCGTGATCGAAGGTAATGGATATCACACCTGTACCGGCACAATAAAATCGGATAAAAAAATATCTGATTGCAAATTTGCAGGATTTTTTGTCTGTAGTAACTTCGGCGTACCCATGAATGATCCGGTATTTTTAGTGCGTGGTGACTATGATGTTACCGTACAGCAGCAGGTACAAAATTATACAGACGTAGATCATACGATTATAACAACTCTTATGGTTATCTGCTATAAAGATTAACAGCTGTATCATGATCCATTCGTACTGGTAGACCACGCTCCCGTTAACCATACCTGGAAGCGTGACCGGCGGTCAATGCTCTGACTTGGATTATAGATATAATAGACAGAGGTATCCCCAACATTTTCCAGTGCAGATACATAATCCCATTCTCCGTCCGCCCCTATCACACCGACACATGGGTAATACGCGTTGTTACTTGTGTTTCTGCACATACCGCTTACAACAGCTGCTGATCTGGGGCGGTAATTTTCGGATAACTTGATTATTACGTCTGATGCATCGTCGGCATTGGCATGCAAGAAGCAATTATATCCATTTTTATAATATCTATTTTCAAAATTCACCCGTTTTTGCGTGGGTTCCTTTTTGCCGACTTCGTCAGATAAGTCCGCCAAAGACGTATTTATCGTATGGATGTCCGGCGCCACCTCAGGTATCACATCCACTGAAACTATATTAATTCCATTCAAAGTTACAGCAAGATATGGCACATCAACGACATTGTCTCCCGCCTGTATATCCCCGCTTATTCCTGATGGCAATACCGGGTTACTTCCTACTGCCGTCCCCTTGTATACCAGCCAGGATGCTGATTCAATATTCTGCTCCGAATCATATGTATACCTGGCAACGACCAGGTCTTTTCTCTGCATTCCCTGATTTCCGTTATCAATCGTGATTTCGTCCGTGGTCCCTACCTTTACCGAAAAAAGAGCACCCTGATACATCAGAGCGCCGTCTTTGATCAGTATTTTATTTGAACTCTGGACTACAGGCTCCAACATATTTCCTGTGTTCAGAATATATGCGCCTTCACCCCATATTCCCTGGTGAAGCTGCCGATCCTGCTGAGCTGTAATATGCGGGCTCCCGGCCCGTCCTGTTACCAGTTCCATTAACTATCATCTCCTTCTATTTCATATTCAAGTGATGCCTTTCCCGACTTCACTGTATAGATCTTCTTTGCGATTTGTTTGGCCGCGTACATCCCGGTCGTATAATCACGTCCGCCTATAATGTCACCAATTTCAACATCCATATTCAGAGTCTCTACATCCATAGAAAATGCTGTGGAATTCATAAGCTCCTGCAATTTCTCCCGACCTTTTTCTTCCAGTTCGTCTGAGTCCGAAGAAGTGTTCTCATAAATTTCAGCCACCTCCTGAATTCCTGTGTAATACTGAGTCGTATCAATACTTCCATCATTTTGAACATATAGATCAATGACCTGCCGATCCTTAAGTTCTCCTTTTCCCAGGCAAACCAGATGGTTTACGCCATTTTTCTTCTCATCAAAAACAAAATTTAATTTACTGTCCTGTGACAGTTCGATCTGTTCCGAATAATCTACAATTGGCACGGCAGACAGCTCCACATACCCAGGCTGACCCCGTTCCTGCTGGATATACTCTATATGCAGCTTGTACCCGACGCTTTTCAGCATTTTCACGATTCCGGCCAATAATGTACAGTACCGGTCAAACTGGTAATTCGTCACGCTCACTCCAGTGTCATTCTGTGATATAACAAAATAGTCGCTAAACTGCTCTGTCACAAGCGTATTCAGTACTGTGTTCAGCTCCCCGGATACCTTTCGGTAGTCTTGCCCCTCCGGTGGCTGAATAACCTTTTTATCCAGCATCCCCCGCCATGTTCTTCCATAAATCGAAATCGTATCTGATTCCGTAGCAATCTTCTTTCTTCCAATAATGCCGCCAAATTCTGTATTTTTGATGTAAAATGTATTTCCATACAAAAAGCGCACATCCCACTGATCGCGCCGAATCCTGATCTCATAATTGTTTTCGCTTATTCCGACTGCAAAATCTATGTCTGCATCCATCACCGGCCGGATATCGTGTAAGTTCTGATCTGCCAGAATCAGCTGTTTTGGATCTTCCATCTCGGCTCACTCCTTTCGCAGAACAGAGTCAGATCAAACCCGAAATCTCCCGGCCATACCACCCTGACATTTCCCGCAGCAATTGGTTCGAAGACACTTTCCTGCTTTGCACGCATATCATATACATCCAGCCGAATTCCATTCTCCGCATATTTTACTACTGTATTTTTATTCGGCCGACTGTCAATCTGTAAATACTCGTTTTCAGCCAATGTCACATATACCTGATAGGGATGACCGTTAATTACAACTCGCGGATCCACGCATGGACCGAATATCGTCATCAAAAATTCGCATGACGCATAATGGTCTACGCTCCAGATCACATCACCGCCATATGGCATTGTGTAATCATAGTTATAGTCATAATTATAATCAAGGTGCTCTGAACTCTCCTCCGATCCGGAAATTCTGGGGAACGATCTATATACTTCTGTGATCCATACGGGCTGCGGAGCATATATGCTGACTGTTTTTCTGACAATTCTCGCGCGTCCGGCATTCTCATATTTCGAACCAATAACATAGCACTCGAGATAATGGTCTTTAAAATATAATCTGCCTTTTATCTTGTCTATTATATCCCGCTCTGTAATTCTGAAAAATCTTTCTGCGGCTTCAGCGCGTTCATCTTTTGATCCTCTGAAATCCAGTGTCAGTTCATACTGTTTTGAATTTTTCTGAAATCCATCCACTTCAATCCCCGTTTTCAGTTCAATTTCGTTTACACTCCAGTCATAATCATATAATCCCGCTGTTTTAATATGGGCTTTTATGTGTTCTTCCGAGAGATTGATTTCTTCTCCGGTGCTTCCGCTTTTATACACTAGCACTAAACTGCACCCCCAGACCTGACAGCGCTCTCGTAACCTCCCGGTCCCCCAGATACGCCTTTATTGTTACATTTTTCAGGGCCTCTCTGATCACGGAGGCCAGCTGATAGCTTTCTGCCGTTCCCGCGCTTGTATTTCCCTGAATCCGTCCATTGACGTTTCTGAAATTCACTGCAGATGTCACTGTATCCCGCACAGCTCTTTTTCTTTCGCTTACACCTAATGCATACGAATCCATGGAATTATTTCCCATACCACGGAATATATGTGAAGGAGAATGAATTTCGAGCGCATCGTTTGCGGCTTTTACCGCTGCGGATGCCACTTCTCTCACCGCTGATGTAACACTTGACTTTCCATCCCTTATTCCATCTGCAAGTCCGTACGACACGTTCCGCCCTGTTGCTGTAAACGTTGCTTTGTTAAGAGCGGAATTCATCTGTGCTATAACCAATGTCGTTACTCCCATTACTGCAATGACCAGGGTTATTTTCCCCATTGTAAGACCATTCGAAAGGCCTTGTATCGTATTCAATCCAGACTGCAGGGTTTTTGTTGATGGGGAGTGAACCCCGAGACCGTCATTAACGCTCTCAATTGTTTTAACGCCCAGGTCATTACCAGCCGCTTCTGCAGTCTTCTGAGCCTGCTGCATTCCGGTAACAAGTCCCATCACCGTATTTGCTCCGCTCTGTTCCATTAACGGAGTCAGATTTTCCATGCCTCCGGCCATATTTGCCGCACCGGATTCCAGGAGCTGCTGCCCCCATTCGTTTGTCATGCCTTTGATGTCGACGCTCTGCCCCCACAGATCATTTGCTTTCTTCAGTTCGTCATCTGTCATATTGGCGAATGTCTGTACATAGCCGGCTCCCTGCGGCCCCATTTCAGCCAGTTTCTGAAGCAGCCCCTGGTTAATTCCCCGATCGGCTAACGTAGACAGATTCTGTTCCCAGGTCGTTACGCCGTCAATCTGACTCTGCATATTCGACAGCAACTGTTCCGTTGACAGCTGTACACCTCCATCAAATTCTTCAAACATATTCATCTGAGATTCGAGGGCGCTCTGTACATTTTCCTGCATAGTCAGCACTGCGTTTGTCACATTAACAGCAAGATCCTGCTGCCCCTGCGCCAGATTATTGTAGGCCTGCAGCTCCTGCCCGGCCGTTTCAATACTCACCTGCGACTGCCCGGCTGCTGTCTGTTTCGCTTCCGTATTCGTATTTATCGCATCTGTATTGTTTTTTGTTGCATCCGTCATTCCGTTTAAATAATCCGTATATGGCGCCATGCTTTCATTGGCCGCATTGATCGATTCATTGGCTGCATCCAGACTTTCTTTGTATTCGCCCTGAGCCGCTGCGAGGTTCTTTTCATCCTCTTCCATCTGACGAAGAGCCTCCGAGACCGTCATCATTTCGCCATTGTACTCAATCATTGCTTCTGACTGATTCAGAGTTTCCGCATAAAGTTCATTGGCGTTTTCTGATCCGGTCCGCATGGCTTCGTTATAGGCTTCCTGCGTTTTCTGGGCGTTTTCCATTTGTTTCTCAGCCGCCGCATTTGCTTCCGCTCTCTTCTGCTCAATGTTGGCCAGTTCGTCTCCAGTCTCTTTGTATTTCCGGCTTGCTTCTTCCCTCGCAATTTCCGCATCTACAAGCTTTTCAACGCTTTCCCCGAGTTTATCTTGGACAACTTTCACTTTCTGCATCTCAATTGCAGTATTGATGTAGTTCTCCATTTCCGAAGCGCTCATATTCAGCTTACCGGTCGTATCATCAATGGCCAGCCCCATCTCCGGGAACATTGTATTTAGTTCCTGTACGATAAGTTTCATTCTGTTCTGCTGATCTGCTGTCAGACTTGACTGGCTTGCCAGGCCCTGCAGTTCTTCTACAAGTCCTCCAGCCACATCTCCACTGGCCATGACCTCAGAAAGAGAGGCTTCTGTTTCAGCGATAGATTCTGAAAGTCCGCTGGTGGCCTCTTCTACTTTATTCTTCAGGTCTTCCGCTTCTTCTTTCAGTTCCTCTGATTTGCTCTTTGTATTATCTACCTCTCCTCCAAATGCAACAACGGCAGCTGTAAGGGCTACAATTCCCGCTGCCGCCAGCACCATTGGATTTGCCATCAGCACCGTAACAAACGCTGACTGAGCAGCAGTCGCCGCTGTCGTTGCCACCGTCTGAGCCGTTGTAGCCGTAGTCTGCGCTACCGTAGCGGCAGTATTTGCTCCTTTCGCAGCAGTAGATACCGTGTCTGCTGCCGTCTCTGCCGTACGCACTCCAACAAACTTCAGAACACTATCTTTCGCTTTTCCAATTATACTGATCGCTGACTTTGTGTCTTCAATGAACTTTTTACTTTTATTAACTGCCCAGATCGTCCCTACAGCTGCTCCCGCTGCTGTCGCAGCCGGTACAATTGTGTCAATATTGTCAGACAGGACTTCCATGCCTTTCTGCGCGGCCGGAAGAAATTTTACAAGAATCGGCTGCATGACATCTGTCTGAAAAGTTCTTCCAAGAACTTTCCATTGATTCGATACACTGTCATACTTAATATTCTTTATTTCTTCCATTGTTCCCTGAACATTTTTATAATTGTTATTTACGTTATTCAGGGACGTAATCACCTTCATGGCGTTGTCTTCGCCCAGGGAACTCCAGGTATTACTTGCGATTGTAAGCGCCTGCTGCTGATTCTCCATACTGGCCAAATCAGATATTACAGACTGAAAGACCTGTTTTGTAGTAGCTTCTCCGGCTTTCCACTGATAGAAAAGATTTTGAGTATTTCCTGAGAAACTGGACAGATTCTGTTCAATGCGTCCGTCTGCCAGACTGTTGCCAAACTCTTTTACATAATCATTGACTTTATCCAGGTTGTAAGCTCCGGAATCCAGACCGTTTTCCAGGATCGTGAACATTTCTTCAGCCGAAAATCCCGCCTGCGCCCAGATCTGGCTGTACTCTGCAAGATTATCTGCCAGTTCTCCGGATTTATCTAATCCGTTCTGGGCTCCCCTGGCCATATAATCGAATGCTTCCTCCGAAGTCAGGCCCATGTTTTCTATGAGCGCATCCACTCCACGAATGGATTCACTCAGATCCATTCCGAATGTATCCTCCAGTGCCATTCCATTTTCAGCCATCTCCCGGATTTTTGACGGATCCGTCTCATCCGTATACTGTTTTACCAATGCCATTGCCTGAGCTACTTCATTTACAGAGTCTGCATAGCCGCTTTTGTATGCGGCCTGCATTTCCGTGCTGTACTCTTTTGTCGCTTCCGCAGTTGCCCCGGTACTTGCCCGGAGCTGATTCTGTGCGTCCTGAAGCTCAAGAGTCCCTTGCACTGCACTTTGGAACAGATTTTTCCCCAGTTCCTTTCCTGTCTCTATAAGCGTATTCTGTACGTTCATTTTGAGAGTTGTACCGAAACTGGTCAGCTTGTCGGCTGTGTCATCGACCTTGTTTCCGAAACCGTCAATACTTTTTGCGCAATTATCCGTTGCATCTTCAGCTTCCCGCATATAGGCAGCATTTTCGTTCAAAGCTTTTGTCGCTTTGATTGTCTGCGCTTCCGCATTGTTCAGTTGCTTCTTCCAGTCGTTCACGCGATTTCCGGCCCGCTGATAGGTCTGCTCGCCTTTACTCACAATTGACTCGAGCTGTTCCACCTGTTTGCTCTGTTTGTTCAGTGCCTCTTCTGTTGTTTCTGAGGACTGTTTCATATCATTCAGGGCGCTCCGTGCCTGCACCAGCTTCTTTCTGTAACTTTCAAGCTCGCTCCCGACTCTTTCATAGTCTTCCTGGGCATGCTTTAATCCTGCGCTTACCGCTTTCTCTTTCTGCTCCTGCTCTTCCAGAGTCCTTGACAGCACCTCATGCTTTTTCTTTAACGTCTCGAGAGTGTTCGCGCTCCCGGCCGTCTGCGCCTCTACCAGCTTCATCTCTGACTTCATCGTGGCCAGACTCTTATTGCACGCTGTTGTAGCCGCTCGGAACTCTTTTTCACCGTCAAGGGTTATGTATGCGCCTATTTTCTTCTGTGACGGCATTTTCTCACCTGCCTTTTCTTAAAATTCAGGTATAATAAAAGAGCCTGCTGCCAGACTCTTCTTTTTTGTATCCTTTGCACCGTTTCATTGCGCCGGCGCAAAAAATCACATAGAAAAACCGCCCTTCCGGGCGGCTCTTATTCTTTATAGTTATTCAGATATTCGTCGAGATAATCCGTAAATCTCCCGCGCGGAGCTCTTCCAAAAGCTTTCGCATCACGGGAATTCCATGGAGTCAATGCATGGTTCAGCAACCATAACCCCTTTTTTAAAGCGATCGGAATCGCAATACAGATCAAGGCGATTACTATTCCAGCTATGGATTGTTTGCTGATACTGGTCCATATTCCCGCAAACAGCCATACAATTGTCCATGCCGTCATATATGGGCGATATTTCATGCAATATGAAAAAATTGCTTTTAATACAATCCAAACTCTGGCCGCTTTCATCCGTGCTCCCTCCTTTGGCTATATCATACCACAGGGGTTGCTACAAATCCATAAGAGACTGTGTTTTTTTCTCTTCAAATACCATTCTTTTCATGCGGATATTGTGCATTTTTCGCCATTCTTCAAAAAGATCGCACCATTTTCCAAAATACATATGTGCGATCTCCTTTTCCCGATATCCGATTTCCATTCCTACAAATACGATCCACGCAAAGTTTATTTGCTCGGATTCTCCGTCGTCGGACTCTGCGTGGTCTCTCCGTTTTTTCTTGCAAAGCAGCAGTTAAATTCATCATGCAGTATCTTTCCAAGTCTTTTAGGAGGAATGTCCACTTTTCTCATAATCTGTTTGTCTGTCAGTTCAGGGCGTTCCTTTTTCCCTTCCTCTTTTTCAATGTCCATACCCTCCCGGATCATCCAGATCAGGCCGTCCTTTAACATTTTTATATCCGGCACACCCGACATTCCAATAATAAGTCCTTCTTCATTTCTTTCGGGAAGTCCGTCTTCCCCGATTTTCGGCCGAAATCCGGTAATACCGTTTTCAAATTCTGAAATGTCATTGTACTTGTCCTGGATCTGTTCCAGGACAAGCATATCGCACTTGATCGGATATAATTCGCCGGAAAGTTCTATGTAATTCAGTTTATTAAACATGATTCATCCTCCTTACTCTACTTCTTTTGCTGTTACTGTAGCTTCTCCCGCCTTTATTGCTGTGCTGTCTTCCGTCAGGATTTCAACCACTACGATTTTGTCTCCGGTCTTTGTCGCGATTTCCGCTGTTCCATCCCACGGGGTCCAGCCAGAATTTACATTGCATACGTCGTTATATCCCGGGAGCGATACATTCACCCCTGTTTTGTACATATAAGATGAGCTTTCTCCTTTATTCGGTGTTACGGTAAGTTTTGTCTTTCCCGTTTCAGTACCGGCGGCGCTCTGTACACTTAACGTTCCCATTGTTTTGCCAAACTTTTCATATACCCAGTTCTTTGCTTCCGCTTCTGTAGCAAAAGTTTCGGTCTCTTTCCAGTCTCCGCCGTCTACCGTGCTGGCGCGTCCTGTGATCGACGGTGTTTTGTATTCAATGGATTCTCCCCTTGTTGCATAGTCTTCGGACGGCTCAGAGAATTTTACTTTATTCAGGAAGTTTCCGATAAAGGACCTTATTCCGTTTACCTTTTCCACCGAAATCCAGCCGAGGCCTACATCGTTGTTCTGGTCGTCTCCATTAAACTTGACATTCTTCTCGGTTACTTTGTGACCAAACATCTTTTCATGTGCGGTGATCGGAATGGTGCTTGTATTCAATGTGACTTCTGCATATGAAAATTCCTTATCATATTCCGCCTGTCCATCATCCGCATACAACGATCCTTCTGCATAGTTCGGTGTCACCTGCAGCCCGATCGCTTTTCCGAATGCGAAGGGATCGTCATAACTTCCATCATTTTTCAGTTGTGCAATAATCGGTTTTCTTAATCCTACATATGCCATGTTATTCCTCACTTTCTATTCCTGCGATCTCATTAATCCAGGAATCCGCTTCCTTTGCTGTATCAAATGTTTTCTTTGTTCTCCAGTTTCCTTCAATATCAGGTATCGCTTTCCCTGTTACGGTTGGAGTCTGATAGGAAATTGACTCTCCTTTTGTGTTGTGCGCCTGGCTGCCATCTGTAAACTTCGCTTTATGCAGCCATATTGCTACATATTTTCTGCGTCCTCCTTTTACACTGCGGATCCTGGCGCCTACTCCAACATGTCTCGATCTGTCTTTCTCACCAGATATCACCTCTCCGGGCGTTGTCTCATGCCCGAACATCATAGGTTCAGCTTCTTCTGGTATTTCATCCGGGTTCAGCGATACATCTGCATAGGATATTTCCTGCTCTTCGTCTGTGTCATTGATGTCGTCATAGTCGCTCATATCCTCATACTGCGGATCAATCTCCAGCTTAATTGCCTTCCCGAATCGAATTCCGCCAGAATATGATACTTTTCCATCGGCTTCGCGATATTCCGCTATCACAATATGCGCAAGTCCCATATACGCCATGTCCTACCCCTCCGTTTCTTCCTCAATCTCGCATTCAAACACAATATGCCTCAAAGTGGGATCCGGATCATCTAAAAGGGTAATTTCCGGGAATGTGAACCCCTGACGGAACAATGCATATCGAATCCGGTTCTTTATTTCCGTATAATCTTCGTCCGCGGGCAGAAAAAAATTAACTCGTACCCGGTTAATTATACTTTGCGGCTCATCATCAGCGTAATTATCACCATAATCATCCGCATAACTGTATGTAAACCAGTGTTTTTCCTTCCCTTTGTACACTCCAGGAGTATATGGATACCCGAACGATTTTATCGCGCATATAATTCTTTCAAATGTTGTCATAAATGTTCAGCCTCTCTATTAAATACCTCCTGCATTTTTTCAAGAATCGGTCCCTCTGCCTTTCTCACAGCCGGAGATAATACCGGTGTTTCCTTCTGTTTTGAGGTTCCGTATTCCATATAAATCATCTTTTCCATGTTTCGGACGCCTTTTTCATCTCGTCCGGTGGGACGCACACAGATGTAATGCCCTTTGGCGTTTATATCCGCACCCGTAGCCTTAATGGATTCTTCCATGGCGCCGGTATCTTTGTGTTTCGCCGCTTCCGCCTTTACCGCTTTTTCAAGAATCTGGACAGATTCTTCCAGCATTTTCGGTGCGATCCGGTCAACATCAATCTGGCTGAGATCTTTCATAAGATCGTCAATGCCGTAAATATCAAACTTTGCCATGCTCTCTCGCCTCTCCGGTCAGAATAATATTCATGGATTTCGGCGGTTTATATGTCCGTTTCACATCATACACGATTCCGGTACCCACATCTTTGAACGTTGATTCGCCTGCATAATTGCAGGCTACAATCTCCACTGTAATATCCGCGCTGTACCCAAGTTGTTCGCCCACAACCTCATCCGTTCGTGTAGTATCGGATATATCTGCCGGTATTTCTTCTGAATATTCATATTTGCTCTGCGGAAATCCATTTGTATTCTGTCCTGTCTGTATCGTCCTCATCAGGACGATGCTTCCGTTCCACATGTCTCATCCTCCTCCGGATCTAAAGTAAGCCTGAATACTTTCTGTCTGTATAGATTCATATATTTCTCTGTGTCCGACCGGTCATTTCCCAGATTGGCTTTTACATACAGGGTGGCTGCTGTCACCACCCTGTCATCCTCCGAATCAATTGTCCTTTTCGGCACTCCGGAGTCGAGCATATCCTGTTCGCAATCCGCTAGATAACTTTTAATGTCGTCATCATATACGGTAACATTTTCCGCGATTCCAAGTCTTCTCTTAATCAAACGTAACATTTGCTCACCTCCGGTTATGATGCCGTTGCGCTGCTTTTTGCCCGCTGTTTTGTGGCGGATTTTACTGTAGTATTCGGTTCAAATACAGCTCCAGAGAAGTTAAATGTTACAACATGATTCCCATCGACCAGCACTTCGAATGTATCGCCCTGTCTCACCCGGAACACATTATTTGCTTCCCATGGAATTGAATCTTTTGATATCTCTCCATTTTTCTTAAATGTCATGGTCGTGCCGGACTTTACAAGAGTGAACGGGAAGTAATATCCCTCCTGTTCTGCCGGCACTGCTTCGTTGAATCCTGTATACCCGGTTATGTAATGAAATGTACCTGTTACATAGCCGTTTTCTCCAACCCAGACATTTGTCACCATTTCTCCTGCCGTTTTCCCGTAAAAGTCCTGACTTCCGGCTGGTATCGTAATAATGTCAGGACTTATGATTCCCCCGTTACGGAAGCATCATCTATTACCATCTTCAGATTTGTGTACGCATCTTTATCAAGAACCTTAAAATCATTTCTTTCGATTGCGCGAATCAGTGTCAGATTCTGTGTAAAGGCATTCAAGCTTCCTGCCACAGCAATATTCGAAGCTAAAAGGCTGACTTTCTGACGATCATATTTTTTAAATGCCTCCTTAAAATCTGCCGGAATAATCGGTATTTTTCTTTTTCCTTTTGTAGTCACATCCGAAGGAATAACCTTGTTCGGCACCCATACAAGCGGTACTTTAATCGGACCAACAGACAGATACATTTTCATCGGCTCCAACGGATTCGGCTGCAGAAGTTCCCGCCCATTATTGTCTTTCAATGTAGACAGGAAAAGCAGGCCATCGTCGTTCGTCAAAATCTGCGCAGCATTCATATACGCCGATCCCAGTGTGACAATAAGCGCTTTCTTTACATCGTCCAGCATTTCAATCTCTGTTGCTGCTTTCTGATTGATTAATGTGATAACCTTAGCGTTCGATGTAGCATTACTTTTTCTTGCGATCCATTTCGTAATTCTGTTTGTGATATTCTGATCTGTATCGTTTAAAAGATCATTCGTAAGTGGCAGCCACCCTCCCCGGTCTCCGATTGTATACGATACGCGTTCAAACTCCGGAGTATCCATTTCTTCCAGGGCTTCTCCTTCATCTATATCCTGAAACGGCTGGGAATCTGATTTCTTTTCATATGTTCTTCCCCCTTTGTTTGTTGTTACCGGTTCTACAGAAATTAAAGATTCCAGGGAAAATTCACTCTGTTTCCAATCATTGATTTTTGTCCGGATATCTTCGGGCACAATGTATCCTCCATCCGGATCTGATCCTTCCCTTATACCACTTGACAACGCATTTTCTACGTGAAATCCACGGCGTGCCGCATCCGCAAACTCTTTCGCAGCCACATCTCTGCCCACTTTTTTCACTGTTTTCGCTGACGCTTTGCCTTTCATATCATCCACTTTCTCATCATCCAGGTCTTTAAGCAGATCGAATTTGGCCTGCATTTCTTTCAGCTCATCCTTGGCTTTCTTTGCTTCATCCAGCTTATTCTCTGCTACCAGCTTTTTGACCTCTGCTTTTTTATCGTTAATCGAATCAAGCAGTTCTAACAGTTCTTTATTCATCCTTGTTCTCCTTTCAAAATAAAAAGACCTAGATACCATACATATCCAGATCTTCCAGAATCTCTTTTTTCATGTCTTCCATTCTCTTCTGTTCTTCGGCCCGTGTTTTACTATCGAGTCTCTCCACGACCATATCCGCGATCTTGTCCACAGATATAACCGAATCTTCCTGATTTTTTATATTCTCCGGGGTATTTTTGTAAGAGCAGAAGAAATCGCTTGTGCAAGCAGCGGCGTTTACTTCCTCTTCTACTTCAAAATCAAAGTATTCTGCCGCCTCAGAGCCATTCATCCATGTCTCCGCATTTACAAGATCGTTAATCTCTTCTTCTGTTACACCGTCTTTCACCCGCTCCATATATGTCTGAACAATAGATTTCTGGCAATGATCAAGCGTTTCAGCATCTTTTCTCAGATCATCCGCATTAAGTGACTCCAGAAAATAACCGGTTGTCGGCTTATGAATCATAAACGTCCCGTTTTTCGGAATGATGATCCGGTCTCCCGCACAGGCAATCACAGATGCGATACTCGCTGCAATCCCATCGATATATGTTGTAACGGTTGCTTTTGTCCGCTTCAGCATATTGTAGATCGCAATCCCGGCGAATACAGATCCTCCGCCGCTGTTAATATGCATTTCAATCTCCGATACCCCGTCCAGATCCTTGAGAAAGTTTGAAATATCCGTCGGGCAAGTATCATCATCACTCCACTTTCCCCATTCATCAGATACAATATCTCCGTAGATATTAAGCTGAGCTTTCGTCTCCGTCTGGTTTCGGATTTCCATCTTCCCCCGCTGTCGGTTCTGTGCTTTGAACTGTAGTTCCGGCATTATTCTCACCTCCCTCTTTTTTGTACTGTTGTCCCACCATCGTAAGCGGTATAAAAGTTCCATTTACCATAGGGACATCCCCGCCTTCTACCGCAGGTTTATCGAGATATTCTCTTGCTTCATTTATCATATAGAGTCCATTGCCCACCGCATCCTTTAAAACCTGCATCTGAGTCTTACTGTCCGTTCTCAGAATAGCTTTTTCATTGAACTTGTAAAAATATCCTTTTCTCTGTTTCTTCGGAGTCAGCACTTTCGCATTGATCTCTTCTTCATACATTTTCAGGCGATACGCCATTGTATCAACTAAAAAAGCCAGCTGCTGCGTTTCACTGTTTGCATAGCTGGACTTTTCATAATTGTTAATCTGATTCGGTTTGATTCCGAATGCGCCGGCAATCTGAAGAGCAGAATATTTCTTCAGTTCGAAGAACTGAGCGTCCGCCATGGACATATTCAGCGGAGTAAGCTGCAAGCCGATCGGAACCGGAATTACCTTCCCGGCATTCTCCGGACCAGTAAGAGCATTTGCAAATTTTTTCTCCAGCAGCCTTCGTCTCTTTTCGTCCAGATCTCCGATATACTGCATAGCCATGCTCGCGCTCAATCCGTTCTCATAGAGATTATTCATGTAATGCTGGCTTTCAAGTGCTCCTCCCACCGTATCCTGAAGTATTTTCCTGACGGGCTGACCCATAATCCCGTCCAGGCTGTACCATGTCTTGAAATGCATAACTTCATCACTTTTAAAAATGTACTGCTGCCCGGTCATCGGATCTGAATACTGGTAGTAGATATCACCTTTTCCACCAAATAATCCGACATCATCCATCAGAACCGTCACATAACAGCTCTGCATCAGCCATATATCGTAGATCTTATATGTCCCGCCATAGGTACCGTCCCGTGCGAACTCCCCACGCATCCAGATATACCCATTTCCATAGTGCTGGCAATTCATCTCAACCGCCGTCCACAACGTGGTAGGAGTCATGATCTTATTCGGACGAATCGTAAGCAGCCGGGTAATGTCGTCCGGGTCAGCTCTGATTCTTCCTTTCTCTGTCTGCTGAAAATATTTAAGCGGCATCTTCCCGATTGTTTCACTCAGCATCTTCAAGCACGTATAATATGTCACTTCTCCTGTCAGCTTTTTATCCCTTGTGGTTATTCCCAGCCATTCCAGGAGTTTTTCATCATTCAGATCTGCTGTAGGCCGGACAAGCTCACTTACTGCGTTTCTGATCCTTTTTCCAATTCCCATTTACCAATCACTCTCCAGATATTTATCAATTGCATCAAGAAAACTTTGTGTGAATTCGTGATACATTGCAAGTTTAAATGCACACAGCACAGCATCTACCGGGTCGATGCGCTTTGTCGTGGCATCTTTATCAATCTTTATCAGTCCCTGGTTCGTCCGGATTACTGCGTTACTCATTGCGAAATTCAGAAGCGGATTGTATGTATATACTATATTTCCGCTATATACCTGCTCCCGAAACCCCTGTGTGGATTCATTCAGGGATTTGTGGCTTTGGAATACCTCTTCTACGATATACCCTTCCTCTGACAGATCCATCATCAGCTTTGCGGCATTTGCCGGATCAAAACAGAGGCATTCGATCTTCCAGTTATTTTTGTCACATGTATTTTTTACATATTCCATCACAGCATTCTGATCCACAATCGGTGTGTCAGTTACAGTAAGACATCCCATTCTCTCCCATGCGTCATAATCCACTTTGTCTTTTCTTTTTCTCTCGGTCAGTTTCTCCCGATTCGGGATGAACGAATGCGAAAATACAATGTATTTCACAATTTCTTTTCCCGTTGAATCATATTTTCCAGATAAAAATGGAATAATGAACGCAACCGAAGTCAGGTCGATTTTAGCAGACATATCAAATCCCACATATACACTCATTCCCTTTGTGTCGATCGGCAGCTTGTCTACCTGGCAGGCTTTCCATTTGGCCATGTCCATGTATCCGTTTTCCCGGGCCTGTACCCAGATATTCAGGCATTTTGTAAGGAAAGAGCTCATATGCTCCGGCTGTTCACGGGCAATTTTATAATCTCCCCGTATTTTCTCGCATCCTTCTTCATATGTCATCCGAATCGGATTTGCTTTATACCATAAGCTCTCATCATCCAGCCTCTCAAGATCAGAGTAATCCTCTTCATCCAGTTCACAGATATCAACAAGATATTCCTCATCTTCCACATCTACATCAGGATCTAATATCTTTGAGCAATACGCATATTCAATTGTATAGCACGGACTGGTAAGATCCACTCCTGCCGTTGTAATGATCATCAGCAGAGGCTCTTTCGTGTTTGAACCGAGGCCCAGATCATAAAACTCTGTTGTCGGATGCTGGTGATACTCATCTATAATCAGATTTGCCGGATTCGTTCCGTCTCCGGATTTTCCATCTTCTTTGCTCAATGCCTTTATGAAGCTTCCGCTCTTCCGGTGTGTAATTACATCCCGTCTTACGTCAAACTTCTCTCTGAGCGGCGAACCTCTCAGCATCAGACCGGCCTCATTAAATACAATCTTGGACTGCTCCCTTTTTACTCCGGCAGTATAAATTTCACATACCTCATTATTTTTTACCGCTGTTACGGATGCTTCGTATAGCGCGATTCCCGCCTCTTCCTGCGACTTCGCATTCTTTCTTGCTACTTCCGTAAAGCTCTTCTTGAATCGTCTCCGGCCATCCTTCTTTCTGCGCCACCCGTAAATCTGACATATTCTGAACCGCTGCCACTCTGTCAATATGATCGGTTCTCCGGCCAAAGTTCCTTTCGAATGTCTGAGGAGAGAAAACCAGTCCACAATGTTCTGTGCTGATTCCTCACTCCAGTAATATGGATAATCCGGATCTGATTCTGCCTTTTCCGCATCTCTCAGGAACCGCATGCATGCCCATTTATGTTTCTTGCAGCTTATTATTTCACCTGATATGCATTTCTTCGCATATACTTTTATGTCTTCATACTGTTTCATCATATCGCCCCGAATTTTTGCTCAAGTTTTTCTTCTTTTTCGTCCACTTTCTGAACAGCTGCCTTAAGCCTTGAGTCAATCGTCATTCCACACAGTCCCGCAAACTTTCGCATCTCTGCAGCATAATTGGTTTGTATATCGATCAGAGGATTTTTCACCACAATTACTCCGGTCCTGGTCTCTCGTTCTATACAGTATGGCTCCTTTTTTAACTGACGAGTAACCTTTATATAATTCGCATATGCATTGCAATAACATGCCAGATTCGCATAGTCCAGATTTCCGACAAGTTCTATCTTTTTCAATTCTCCGACAATTCGTTTCCATTCTTTTTTTGCATCCGCATTCAAAAGCCAGGCCGGAGGCTTGTCCAAAGCTTCGTTGCCTGTAATAATCTCACGTTCTTCAGCTTTTTTCTTCTGTTTTTCTTTCTGTGTCAGATGCGCTGTCTGCATATCAACAACTTTTCTCTGTCTTGCCATCCGGATCCCTCCTTTCACGCTGCCAACTTTTTATTTCAATTCGGAAATTTATGTAAAGAG